TTGCAGCGCTTGATTTTGGGGCGCAGATCATGAACGACGATGACACGCGCCGCATTGATTTTGTGGCCCGCCGCGCACGCGCAGCCATCGCCAAAGCGGAGGGCAAGCCATGAGCGAACTTGATGACCTTGGAGACGCAATCAGTAACGCGCTCGACAGCGAGCCCGTGTCTCATGTTTTGTCGGTGCTGACTGGCTCAATGGTGGGGCTGGTGCTGGAGCTGACAAGGCGCATCGGGAACGACCCAGCCAAGACAATCACCATGGATCGCGGTAACGGTCAGCGAAAGATCACGATTCACGCGCTGGATGAGCTGCCCAACGCCGGAGCTAAGCCGACCGCCGTAGGCGGGTCGGCTACTTCAGCGACCAGTTAGGGCGCTGGTGGACGAAGCTACGAAAGGTGATGCGCCATGAGTTTGTGCCCCGCCGATGGGCGGCCCTGCTGCGATGACCTGTGCCACGGTGGCGGGTGCATGCAGATGGGCTGCTACCCGATGCTTGAGCGGTGCCAGTTTTGCAAAGGCACGATTGACACCGAGTTGCCGGAGTGCAGCACATGCACATGCGGCGATGACGAATACCCGGAGGACGACGATGACGACAGACCTTGACGCCGATGTGCTGCGCTGCCAGGTGGACAGCCTGCGGACCGCGCTGCTGAAGGTGCTGGACACGCGAGACGCTGAAGCCAAGGCGCATTTCACGTACCAGACGGCGCTGGACAACTACGGCCCCGAAGGCCGCGCACGGGAGGCCACCAACCACATGCGCGCCATGACAGCCGCGAGCAGTGCAGAGCGTGAGGCCCGCCTGCTGCTGGCGACCATGAAGCGCCCTAACTTGTCGTTATCCGACAAACCACAGGATAAATCTTGATGACCCAGATCGAAACACTGATGGCACTGGCCGACGAATACGCGGACTCTTGCGTGGGATGGCACATGGTCCGCAACGTCGAGACGTGGCATGCCCGCAAGAAAACCAACGCGGCCAAGCAGCAAAAAGACGACGACCGCGAAGCCCTGCGTGCTGCCATCGAGCAGGCGGCCGGCAAGATCGCCAAAGGCCCCAACTACAAGGGGCCCGACCTGTCGGGTCTGTACTGATGGACATCATCCTTCACTTCAGCTTTCCGCTCTGGACTTACACCCTCATCTTTGGTGTCGCCGTACTGAGCTTCATATGAGATCGATCACGTACTTCGGGATCAACGCCGAACACGAGATACGTGAGAACCCGCTGGCAGTCGAAGCCGTTCAACGGGTGCATGCCCATCTCCCACTGAGCACCATCAGGGTCTACACCGGTGAGCGGTTCGATGACGACGAGCCGCTCGAGTGGATGCTCAACATCACTTCGCCTTCAGGCCGACGTTCAGTCATCCTTACCCAGCGCGTCAAGGGCGGCGCAGTTCTGATCAGCAACAGCCCTATCACAACTTAAACTCTTTTCTCTAAGTTCGGTCGATCTTCGACTACACTGCCGATCCCCTCAATCCCCTCAACCCCTCAATCCCAAATAATCATGAAGCCCTCTCTCATCCGCACAGCCGTCCCCAAGCTTCTCACCAAAAAACGCGTGCCCTTCCTTTGGGGCCCTCCAGGCGTCGGCAAATCTGATCTCGTGGCAGAGATTGCAGAAGACATGAAGATCGAGCTCCGCGATGTCCGCGTTTCGATGCTCGACCCAGTCGACATCCGTGGCTTCCCAGTGCCGAACTCCACGAAGAAGCACATGGAGTGGATTCCCCCAGATTTCCTGCCCAAGAAAGGCTCCGGCCTGTTGTTCCTGGACGAGGCCAACCAGGCTCCCCCTTCAGTCTCCTCGTCGCTGTACCAGCTGATCCTCAACCGCAAAGTAGGCAACTACACCCTGCCTGTCGGCTGGCACGTGATGGCAGCTGGCAACCGCGCCGGCGACCGCTCGATCGTCCACACCCAGCCAGCTGCGCTGGCCAACCGCTTTGTTCACCTCGACTTCGACGTCAGCAACGACGACTGGCATGCCTGGGCGATCAAGAACGGTATCCACTCCGACATCCGCTCGTTCATCAGCTTCCGCCCCAACCTGCTGAACGACTTCGATCCGATCAAGAACCCACGTGCATTCCCTACGCCGCGCAGCTGGGCTTTCGTCAACGACATCTACAAAGATCACCCCAGTGTCGAGACCGAGTTCGAGCTCATCAAGGGCACGGTCGGTGAGGGCGCCACGGGTGAGTTCCTGGCGTACACGCGCCAGCTGAAGGACTTGCCGAAACCCGAGGACGTGATCGCCGATCCAGAGAACGCCAAAGTTCCGACCAGCCCTGCTGCGCGGTACGCGGTGGCGACGATGTTCGACACGCTCACCACCAAGGCGAACATGGGCAAGGTAATGACCTACATGAAGCGCCTGCCGGTTGAGTTCCAGGTGCTGTATGTGCGCGGCGCATTGCAGACCGACTCAACCCTATCTAAAACAGCCACTTACACCGAATGGTGTGTCAAGAATTACGAGGTCATGGCCGGATGAACACACAGCCCAAACCCGTGCCCCAGACCCGCTTGGTCCTGATCCAGCCGGGTGTGGGCGTTGCCCTCTATGAGGGCCGCAAAGTCGTCGCATACGACCGCAGCAACCACGAGTACAACCCCGAAGACATCGAGGCTGTACTTAACTTCCCTCCAGAAGAAATGACGAGCCAATCATGATCCAATCCCGCGCCATGCTTGTGAACCTGTCCATCTCCGCATGGACCGCTCGCAAGCTCGACAAAAAAGTCTCCGCTGAAGTTGAGCGCTCGCACAGCGCGCACGACGCCGGCCGGTTCAACAAGCTCCTGGTCAACAAGACCCTGCTCGATCCAATCTCGAAGCTCAGCGGTCAGATCCGGGATTACCACTACTCGGTCACTCTGCCCTGGTCCGACAACGGCCCCCGGCTGTTGCCCAGCGCACTGTTCATGGACTACACGGCAGAGATGCACAAGTTCAAGGCGGCGTTCAGGCGCCTGGTCGACGACCTGGTCGCGCTCTACCCGACAGAAGTTCAGCGTGCTCGTTCCCGCCTGGGCACGATGTACCAGCCTGAAGACTACCCAGAGCCTTGGGCTATCCGCGACCGGTTCAGCATCACCCAGGAGTTCCTGCCAGTCCCCAGCGCCGGCGACTTCCGGGTCGACGTCGATGCGGACTCAGACCGTGAGCTTCGCGAGTCTGTGACACGGGCCGTGGCTGACCGCCAAGCCAACGCCGTAAAGGCCACGTACGACCGGGCTCGTGATGTCGTGTCGAAGATCGCAGAAAGACTGATCACCCCTGATGCGATGTTTCGCGACTCCCTGATCGACAACGCCCGCGATCTGACTGTCGTTCTCGACGCCCTCAACATCACGGACGACCCCCAGATCACCGCGCTGCGCATCGACATCGAGCAGAACCTCTTGCTCCCCCCTGTGACGCTCCGCACTTCCCCCCACATCCGCAAAGAGACCGCTGAACACGCTCAGCGCATCCTCGCGACTATCCCGTAACCGCCATGAGCACCAAATCATTCATCGGGATTGAACTCCCGTCGGGGCGAGTGCGCGCCATTTACTGTCACTACGACGGCTACCCCGAACACCACGCGCCGATCTTGCTGAACCACTACAACACCGCGAAGAAAGTTCGGGAGTTGTTGAAGCTCGGGTCATTGTCGAGTCTCGGAACAGAGATTGGCGTAAAGCACGATATGGGCTCCGTCGCGCCAAAGCACAAAACGTGGTGCCGTGCCTACCACCGCGATCGCTTAGATGCTTGGGACAGTACGCACCCCACGGTATTCCCGTCGTTCAAACACCTCGACTTGGGCGCGTACAACTACCTGTTCAAAGACCACAGATGGTGGCTCGTCGAAAACGGTACGTTGACTGACCTCCGCGTCGTACACATCACATCGGAGCTCGTATGAATGCCCAAGCTGCACTCGCCATCACCGTGGCGCGAACCCGCCTGCTGTTCCACCACCCGTTTGTGGGTAGCCTGGCCACACGTCTGAACATGGTCGAAGACGTGAACACCGCCACGATGTCTGTCGACGGGCGCACCATCCGGTACAACCCCGATTTCGTCAACGGGAACAGCACCGGCCTTAACCAGGCCATCGTTGCGCACGAGGTGTTCCACTGCGTGTTCGACCACGTCAACCGGCTGAACGGCAGGAACCCCCGCAAGTGGAACCAGGCCGGCGACTACGTTATCAACTGGGAGCTCACTCAAGCCGGGTTTGATTTCGAGGGCACAGGGCTGCTGGACGCGAAGTACGCCGACATGACCACCGACGCCATCTATAACCTGCTTGCCGATGAAGACGGCGACGCCGGCGACCCGCTGGACGAGATGATCCATAGCGTGCCGGGTGACGGGTCCACACCTGATGCCGACGCCACCGAATGGAAAGTTGCGGTCATTCAGGCGGCGAACGCGGCCAAAGAGATGGGCAAGCTGCCGGCGAACCTGGAGCGGTTCGTGACGCAGATCACCGCGCCCAAGGTGGACTGGCGCACAGTCCTCCAGCGCTTTGTCAGCGAGACGAACCGAGACGACTTCAGCTGGACAAGACCCAACAAGCGCTTCATGGCGTATGACTTGTACCTGCCCTCGCTCTGGAGCGAGAACATGGGCGAGATCGTGGTCGCTATCGACACGTCCGGTTCGATCGACAACAACACGCTCAACGCCTTTGGCTCTGAGATTCAGGCCATCGTGGACATGGCGAGGCCGTCTAAGACCACCGTCATCTACTGCGACGCCAGGGTCAACCACGTCGACGAGTTCGCTCCAGGCGACACGCTGGCGTTCAAGATGCACGGCGGTGGCGGTACAAATTTCAAACCGCCTTTTGCGTATGTCGAGAAGAACAGCATTGCACCTGTGTGCTTCGTGTACTTGACCGATATGTACGGCCCGTTCCCCAAAGACCCTGGCTACCCCGTCATGTGGTGCGCCACCTCTGACATCCAAGGGCCTTTCGGCCAAACCATCAGACTGGACTTGCGATGACCGAAGTTGCCCTTAAGTTTTCTGCGCTCTCTAAAAGTGCCAAAGCGCACGCCCGCGAGAAATGGCGTAACGACTACTGTTTTGACGAATGGGAGTACACCCATATCCTCGATGACTGCAGCGACGTCGCCGCCCTGATCGGCATCGATATCGACCAGTGCGAGCGTCGGGGCAAAAAGACACGCATGCACGACATCCGTTTCTCAGGCTTCTGGAGCCAGGGCGACGGTGCTTGTTTCAACGGGCGGTACAAGTTCAAGCCGGATGCCACGCAGGCTGTTATCAGCTACTTCGGCTCCCCAGACCGATGCAAAGAGCCGCTCCGCATCACCAACGAACTTGCCACTCTGCACATCACTCGGATGCTGCTGAACCTCGAACCTCTACAGGGGCTGATCACAACCTTTGGCAGCTACAGTAATTCAAGCACGATGAGGTACGAGGCGATTTCTTATGAGGGTGAAGACCATGAGATAGACAACGACCACGACCACGACGTCCTTACCCTCATGCGCGACTTCGCTGATTGGATTTACGACCGGCTTGAGAAGCAGTACGAATATGCTACCTCCGACGAGGTCGTCGACGAGCGCTTGCAAGAAGAGATGTTCGATGAGGACGGCGACATAGTCTAAGATCGCACTTCGACTACTTAACGAGACTGACCACATGGCTACCTCTTGGAGCTTTTCCCGCCTTGGCGATTTCGACAAGTGCAAGAAATACTACTACCTCAAGCACGAGGCCAAGGTCCCGGAGATTCCACGGCCTCTGCCACCCGGCAAAACCGAGCACGCCAACGACCGTGGCTCGCGCATCCACGATGCGGCTGAGATGTACGTGCGCGGCACTGGGCCTTTCATCCGCGAAATGGAAGAGTTCCGTGCCGAGTTCGAACACCTGAAAGACCTGTTTGCTCAAGGCTCTGTCAGCCTGGAGGGCGAGTGGGGCATGGACCGCAACTGGGAGCCAACTGACTGGGCCACCGCCTGGCAGCGCCTCAAGCTCGACGCTTTGGTTCACATGAGCGAGACCGAAGCCGTCGCCATTGACTACAAGTCAGGCAAGAAATTCGGCAACGAGATCAAGCACGGCGAACAGCTGCAGAGCTACCAGCTGAACACGTTCCTGCGCTACCCCAAGCTCGAGATCATCCACGCTGAACTCTGGTATCTCGACGCCAAAGACATCACGATCCGCACCTACACGCGCGATCAAGGGCTGCGCTTCAAAGCGGCGTTTGACAAGCGTGGCAAGGCGCTCACCAGCTGCACGGACTGGCCGGCGAACCCGAACAAATTCAGCTGCAAATGGTGTACCTACGGCCCCACCGGCACCGGTGATTGCCCGCAAGGCGTCGTTTCCTAGCTCCTTATCTTCAATCCCCATGATCAAACCTTTCGCCCATCAGTCCTACAGCATCAAGCACAACACCAAGACGCCCATCGTCTATGACGTGAGCGATCCTGGCACCGGCAAGACTTACGTGCGGATCACGGGCTTTGCAGCCCGCCGCAAAAAAGGCGGCGGCTGCATGCTCGTGCTGGCACCCCGCTCGCTGCTTCGCACTGTCTGGGTCAACGACTTCAAGAAGTTCGCCCCGCACTTGCGCGTCGTCGTCGCCGATGCAGCCAACCGCGAGCAGGCGTTCAACCTTGACGCCGATGTCTACGTGACCAACGTCGACGCTGTCAAGTGGCTGAAGATGCAGAAGAAGTCCTTCTTCGACAAGTTCTCCGAACTTGCCATCGATGAGTCCACAGCCTACAAACACCACACCAGCCAGCGCAGCAAGGCCGCTGCACACATTGCACGTTTCTTCAAACACAAGTGCTGCATGACTGGCACGCCGAATGGCAACACCATCACCGACGTGTGGCACCAGGTTTACCTACTCGACGGCGGTGATCGCCTGGGCGACAGTTTCTACAAGTTCCGCGACGTCGTCTGTACGCCGAAACAGATCGGGCGCAACACCAACGCCATTCAGTGGACTGATCGCGATGGCGCCGAAGAAGCTGTGTTCGGCCTGATCTCTGACATCGTAGTCAGGCACCGCTTCGAAGACTGCGTCGACATCCCGTCGCTGCATCAGTATTGCGTCGGTTACGACTTGGCACCCAAACAGCTGAAGTCGTACTTTGACCTCGAAGCGTCTCAGCTGCTCACCGTCGGCGCCAAGTCGTCTGCCGGCCCGCGAGTCATCACGGCGATCAACGCCGCAGCCGTGGCGACCAAGCTGCTCCAAGTGGCCTCCGGCGCGGTGTACGACGGCACTGGCAGCTACGCCGTGATCGACCGGTCACGCTACGAACTGATCCTCGACCTCGTGCAGCAGCGCCAGCACAGCCTGACGTTCTTTCTCTGGAAACACCAGCGCGATGAGCTCATTGCCGAAGCCGAGAAGCGCGGCGTCACGTTCGCTGTTATTGACGGTAGTACGTCAGACGGCGATCGCGAGCGCATCGTCAAGGAATACCAAGACGGCGCGTACCAGACGATTTTTGCCCACCCCAAGTCGGCGGCTCACGGCCTGACCCTGACGCGCGGCACGGCCACGATCTGGTCGTCACCCACGTACGACCTAGAGATTTTCAAGCAGGGCTCCAAGCGCCAACACCGCATGGGCCAGACCCAGAAGACCGAGAACATCGTCGTGCTCGCCAACGGCACGATCGAGCAGCGCGTCTACGAAATGATGCTGGATAAGGACGCGCGCATGACCAATCTACTCGACCTGTTTGGGTCGATGACCGACTTACCCAGATTCAAGGAAGCAGCATGATTACTTGGCACCAAGATCAAAAAACCCAGCCGCTGTGGCACCCCACGAAATACACCGTGGTCTACGACTCGCCCAATCGCCCCACATGTGTCGAGCGGTTCGAACGCATTGAAGACGCGCTCGTCGCTGTCAACGCCAGCGAAGCTGCTTACATGATCCGCCCCATACTGATCACAACGCCATGACCTTTCAGCGCCCCGACATCCCGCAGCACAAGGTTGACTGGCCTAGGCTGATCAGTCTCGACTTTGAGACGTACTACGACGCCGACTACACGCTGCGCAAAATGAGCACCAGCGAGTACATCCGTGACCCGCGCTTCAAAGCTCAGATGGTCGGTATCAAAGTCGGGCGCGGCAAGACCAAAATCTACACCGCTGAAAACGTCGAAGCTGCGCTGGCTCAGTTTGACTGGTCAACTCACAGCCTGCTGTGCCACAACGTCCAGTTCGACGGCTTCATCCTCAGCCACCACTACAACGTCCATCCGAAGTTCTTGTACGACACGTTGTCGATGGCGCGCGGCCTGCATAGCAACGACATCGGTGCTGGCCTGGACGAAGTCAGCGTGTTCTACGGCGGTAGAGGCAAGATCGAGGGCTCACTCGAGAAGACCTTGGGCGTACGCGATTGGAGCCTCGCCCTCAGCAAAGAAGTCGGAACCTACTGCGCCAACGACGTCGATGAGATGTACCGCATCTTCGAACTCATGCTTCCGAACATGCCGGCCGACGAAATCGAGACCATCGACATGGTCTGCCGGATGTTCACAAGCCCGAAGCTCAAGGTCGACATCCCGCGTGTCCAGGCTGAACTCGATCGCGAGCTCAAACGCCGCGAGACCCTGATGTACGCAGCAGTTGACCCCAAGCTGCACGACATCGGCGGCAAGCTCTACGACAAGTCGGTGCATAGCAAGCTGCTCAAAGGCCCTGACGAGCGCGCGCTCACCGGCGTTGACCGCGACATGCAGATCATCAAGCGAATCATCGGCTCCAACAACATGTTCGCCGACCTGATCGAAGCCGAAGGCGTGGAGTGCCCTATCAAGATCAGCCCCGCCTGGATCAAACGCGACCGCGAGAGCCGTGAGACCCCGGAAGGTCTGCTCGACAAGTACGCGTTCGCTTTTGCCAAAGACGACACGGAGTTCATCGAACTCCCCAACCGCACAGGCAACTGGGGGTTCGACCTCAACAAGCCCGCCCAAGTCAAGGCGATGGCAGCGAAGCAGAAGCGGCTGCAAGACCTGGTCGATGTGCGCATCGCGGTCAAGTCAACCACCAACATCACGCGCGCTCAGCGGTTCCTGACTGCTGGCGCCAACGGAATGTCGCTGCCTTGCGGTTACGCATATTCACGCGCCCACACCCATCGGTTGGGCGGGCAGAACAAGATGAACATGCAGAACCTCACCCGAGGCGGTGAGTTGCGGCTGTCCATCCTGGCCCCACGTGGCTACGTCCTGGCTGTCCAAGATAGCGGCCAGATCGAGGCGCGCGTCAACGGCTGGCTTTGGGGTCAGCACGACCTGATGGATGCGTTCCGCGCGGCTGACAAGTGGGACAAGTCCAGAGGCGTGGCTCGTGGCAACGACCGTGACGCGTACTGCCGCTTCGGCGATCTTGTGTACGGCCGGGAGATCACGACCGAGGACAAGATGGAGCGTTTCGTCGGCAAGGTGTGCATCGCCGAAGGAGAGCTCGTTTTAACCGACCGTGGGCTTGTCCCCATCCATCTAATATCTAAAGAAGATCGGTTATGGGATGGAGTGGAATGGGTCACGCATGACGGTGTTATCGATCAAGGCATTCGCGAAGTAATCACTTATGACGGACTCACTGCAACCCCAGACCACGAAGTCTTCACCGAAGACGGGCGGATTATTCCGCTCGGGCAAGCAGCATCCGAAATGGTTAGGCTCCAGAGTACCGGAGCTAAAGGGCAAGCAATTCGGTTCTGTGACGATTATGTCGTCGCAGATACACCGCGTAAAAGGCTCTCCGTACGTGCTGGGAAAGTGCAGTCGCAACAAACGCAACACCCCTATGATTCTTTGGCGAGGGCAGCAAGTCTCGATTCACGAGTTCCCCAGTCCTTGGAGCCGGACGTACACCTACCGACTGTCGAAGGCGGGGATGACGGGCGAGCAAATCTTAGGAAAGTTCGCACGTTCGACATAGCCAATGCGGGACCTCGCCGGAGGTACACGGTATCGGGTAAGTTGTGTCTCAATTGCGTTTTAGGTTTGGGCTTTCAGATGGGCGCTGCCAAGCTCCAGACGACGCTGGCCAAAGGCGCGCTGGGTGGCCCACCTGTGTACTTCACGCTGGACCAGTGCAAAGACATCATTAGCGCTTACCGCACCAAAAACCACCGCGTGGTGTTCGGCTGGGACATGTGCAAGACGATCATCGAACAGATGGCCGCTGGCGTTCCAGGCAATCATGGCCCTCTCAACTGGGAAGAAGAGTGCATCTGGTTGCCCAACGGCATGCGACTGCACTACCCTGGCTTGCGTAAGTCAGCCAACGAAGACAACGGCTGGGACGAGTGGTCGTACCAGGCCAAGGATCAGCGCAAGAAGATATACGGTGGCCTGCTGTGCCTCGGCGCAAAAACTCAGGTACTTACTGACAACGGTTGGAAATCCATCATCTCAGTTAGATTAGACGATAAACTATGGGACGGTACTAATTGGGTTAGCCATTCAGGCCTGGTCCATCAAGGCGCCAAAGAAACCATCAGCTTCGGAGGTGTCGACATGACGCCTGACCACGAAGTGCTGGTTAACGACCACTGGTTTGCAGCAGAGGAGACTACCCACCATGAAGCTACATCATCGTTCGCGCGACATTACCGGGCACCGCCACAGCCACCAGTGGCCGGTAGTCAGAATGTTCGACAAGCCGGACGCCAAAAACAGGACGTCTTCGATCTCGTAGACGCAGGCCCACTGAAGCGGTTCACAGTGCGTGGCGACGACGGTCAGCCGTTCATCGTTCATAACTGCGAAAACATCGTCCAGGCTCTGGCCCGCATCATCGTGATGAACCAGACGCTGGCGATCAACCGCAAGTACACCGTCGTGATGACGACGCACGACGAGGCTGTTGCTCTGGCCAAGAAATCTCAGGGCCAGCGCTGTATCGATTTCATGGCGCGCTGTATGTCGACACCGCCAGCGTGGTGCTCCGACATCCCGCTCAACTGCGAAGGCGGGTTCGATGTCAACTACAGCAAATAAATGATACCCGGGCCGCCGCCCATGGAGAGCTTGACGCTTTTATTCGCAAGATGCGCATGGTGAACAAGCTTCTTCTAGGCCGCTGATTTTTGCCGCCTTTTCATCTAAGATCGTTGTACGACACATCTTAGATTACCTTATAATCCACTAAACCAAGGATCACACATGGCATCCGCCGTTGCTACCAAACCGAAATCCGCCGCTGTCAAAGCTGCTGTCATCACCGACAAGCTCATTGGCTCATTGGGCGGAACAATCGACCACGCCTACGAGCTCCGTGAGCGCAAGCGCATGGCAGAGGCCGTCGTCAAGGGCATCGATGAAGAGATCGCTGCCAACAACGAGATGCTGATGGCCCGTCTCGACTCCGAAGAGACCACCAAAGGCGCGGGCAAGAAAGCCTCGGCCTCCATCACCACAGCGGTGGTGGGCACCCTCACAGACCCGGATGCTTTTTGGGCTTACGTGGCCAAAAAGAAGTACTTCCACCTGGTTCAAAAACGCCTGTCTGACCCCGCACTCCGAGAAATCTGGGACAAAAACCTGGAAATCCCCGGCGTCGAGAAGTTTCACAAGCGCACTTTGAATATCCGCGTTATCCCCCCGTCCGCCTAATCCACCCGAAAGGTACATCATGGCAACCAAGAAAGTCACCCCCATCACCGACGCAAAGCCTCGTGCCGCAACGGGTTCCGCTGTCGCCGTCAAGAAGACTGGCGGCGCTGTTGTCGACATCGCTGCGATGAAGGCCAAGCTCCAGGCACAAGCTGCTTCGATCGGCAACAAGACCGGCGCAATCACTGGTAACTCGATCCGCGTGACCCAGGACAAGCAGTTCATCTTGCCCAACGGCAGCAAAGTGCCTGGCCCGCTCGAACTGGTCATCATCGACTTCACCAGTCGTAACTCTTTTTACGAGGGTGCGTTCGATCCGAAGAACATCTCGCCACCCGCGTGCTTTGCCATCGGCGACGACCCGAAATCGCTCGCACCCAGCAAGAACGCTCCGCTGCCGCAAGCCAGCGATTGCGCCTCGTGCCCGATGAACGCTTTCGGCTCTGCAGGCGACGGTAAGGCGTGCAAGAACACCCGTGTTCTCGCGGTCATGCTGGCGGACCAGCCTGCTGACGGCCCGATCTGGACGCTGGCTACCAGCCCGACGGCCAACAAGGGTTTCGACGGCTATGTCGCGGGCCTTGGCTCGCGCATGCAGCTGGCGCCTGTCGAGGTCATCACCACGGTTGACTTTGACGACAGCGTCACGTACGCCAAGCTGGTGTTCTCCACCGAGCCCGAGCTCAACGGCAACCTGGCTGAACACTTCGCCCGCCAAGGCGAAGCCGCTCAGATGCTGGCTGCAGAGCCCGACGTGTCAGGGTTCGTGGCCAAAGCTGCGGCGCCTGCCGGCCGCAAAGCTGTCGGCCGTCGTTAACTTGTTTGGGCTTCCAGGTGGCATCAAGTCTTCGCTTCGGCGATGGCTATCTGGAAGCCCATCTTTCGAAAGCACTTCATGTCTGTCCGTAAATGGTATGTCGGTCAAGCTCTCCAATCTTTTGTGGAGCTCAACCGCATCCTCCTCGAACTGACTGAAGAAGAAGTTCTGGCCTGTCTCAAGCTCGAGGCAGCCACACAGCGTCGCCGGTCCGTTCTCGACCGGTTGATCTCACGGGCGGTTCGGCTCAACGAGATTACTTACAACCTCTCCCTCAAGGAAAAATATCATGGCACGTCAATCCTCCAAAATCATGAGCTCGGCTGACAAGAAGGTCGCTCTGGCCAACATCGCAGTGGCTTTCAAAGAGCACAAAGTTCTCGGCCGCGACATGACCGAGACTTTCAACACCGCAGCCAAAGCGTTCGTTGCCGCCCAGAAGACCAGCGAAGCCAAGATCAGCGCTGCGAAGAAGGTCTACGACGGCGTCATCAAAGCGGCCAGCAAAGAACTCGCAGCCGCCCAGAAGGCCCACGACGCTGCGGAGAAAAAGTACGGCAAGCAGTTCGATTCGTTCAACGCTGGCACCCAGAAGCTGACCAGCAAGCGCGAAGAACTGGAAAGCGCCCCTACCGCAGAAGTCGCCGCAAAACCTGTACGTGCATCTAAGAAAGAAGTGCCCGCGCTGATGTGAACTGCCCCAGAATGGGCCCCCCGCTCGATGATCTTCCGTCGAGCGGGTCTTAAACCAGTGAGGTAAATGCAAAAATGAATCATGTCATGGTCGACCTGGAAACCCTGGGCACTACAGCGGATGCTGTCATCATGAGTATCGGAGCCGTTAAATTCGATCTTGACTCTGACAAGATCGACAACGCCGGGTTTTATGCTTCTGTGTCAGTAGACTCGAACCTCTCACGCGGGCGGAGGGTAGATGAGTCGACCCTGATCTGGTGGTTGCAGCAGACCCCTGAAGCCCAGACCGTCTTCACCGAGCCAAAGCAGTCCCTTGAGTCTGCCCTGGAAGAACTCAGCGACTGGCTCGAGACAGACAAGTACTGTGTCTGGGCCAACGGCGCTGATTTCGACACCCCCATGCTGCAGCACGCCTACCGGCAGCACAACATGGAGACTCCTTGGAAGTTCTGGAACAACCGCTGTTTCAGGACTTTCAAAAACCTCCCTCAGTCGCGCCTCGCAGTCATCGAGAACACCGGTGTCAAACACAACGCACTGACTGACGCCCTCAACCAAGCCAAGCACGCACAAGCCATCCAGCGCGTGCTGACCGGCAAACAACCTCTCAAGGTGAAATCATGAGCACCATCGATGCAACCCTCGCTGAGCGCGGCACGCGCTACGGCGAGTTCGACGAACACGCGCGGATTACCCAGGACTTGAAACGGTCGATGACCCGCACCAAGAACTGGGCTTCTCTGGCTGACGACCAGAAGGAAGCTCTGGAGATGGTGGCTCACAAGATCGGCCGCATCCTCAATGGCGACCCCGAGTACGCCGACTCGTGGACCGACATCATTGGCTACACGCGCCTGGTTGAAGTGCGGCTGCTTGCGCCCGCAGTGCCGCTTGACAAGATCGTCAATATCAAGCGGCGCTGATGTCCGGTCCTGAGAACTCGTTCATCTCGTCGGTTCACAGGCACCTGCCTGCTGATCTGTACCGCATGAAAAACCACAACCAGTACAACGGGGGCATCCCCGATGTCTGGTACAGCGGATGCCGCGCCGACCTCTGGATAGAGTACAAGTTCATCACCGTGCCGAAACGCAGTAATACTGTGATCGACCTGGTGGGGGGTAAGAACCCCGCCATATCTGCCCTGCAGAAGCACTGGCTTACTGAGAGGCACCTGGAAGGGAGATCAGTGGGTGTGATCGTAGGTTCAAAAGAAGGTGGCGTTTGGTTCCCGCACATATCGTGGGACACCACGATGACTGCTCAAAACTTCCGATCTCGTCTTGTCACAAGGAAAGACCTCGCAGACTACATCGTTCTGCTTGCTACCGCCGGTTAAACTTTCAGACCGGCTAAAGGAAGATCATGAAAAGTAACGAAGAGGGTTTATTCCCAGCGCTCGAGGCTGCGCTTAAAAAAGCTTCAGAGCCGATGGACTGTCAGACCTTGTTTGACATGCCCGAGATTAAAGCCCATGCTGCCTCGGCCAACCGAGTCTCCGACTACCTGGGCGGGATGTGGCGCAAGGGCCAGGTGCTCCGTGTGCCAGCCAACAAGACCGACCCGAACAACCGCTCGCGCTGGGCGTACGCTTGGAAGGGCCATAAAGGCCCGAAGCTTTACGCGCCCGAAGCCATCGAGTACACCCCGAGGATGCTGGCCGATCGCCCGACATGCCTGATCACTGAAGAAGGCAGCGTCATCACGATCGAGATGCCTAACCTCATCATCTCGATCCGGCAAAAGCCGACCAACTGACTGCGCAGACTGTGCCTACGGCTCCGGCCGTGGGCACAACCGTGCCCTTTTTTCTAAGCTCTATGCACGATCTACTCACGCCTGACGAAGACAAGACTGCGGCCTCGCAGGGCTGGTCGCTGGAGTACGTATTCGACATGACAGCCCAGAAGTGGGTGACAGCGATAACCGGCGCGCCCAACGCCCATGCCGCACAACTCACTGTCTACGCCCTTGCCAAGCAGGGGAATGCCCTGGCCATCAAAGCCCTACGACTACTGGTGAAAGGACCGAAAAAATGAACGAACGCCAACTGCGTCGGCACCTGACTGATCAGGGCTACGACCCCGAAGAAGTCGAAGATCGTATCTGCGACTGGGCCGACCACCTCAACGACGAAGCGCGTGATCGCGCACTGGAAGAAGAATATGAAACCCCAACTCGCTGAAGACGCTCAGCTGGGCCTTGTCCGATTCCCCTGCATCGTGCAGCCCAAGATCGACGGCGTGCGCGCGCTCAATCTCAATGGCACGCTGACTGGCCGCAGTCTGGACCCGTTCAAAGGATTCGGTATTACCGAGTACTTCAGCCGGCCTGAGTTCGTCGGCTTAGACGGCGAGATGATCCTGGGTGAGAACCCTGCTTGCCCCGACCGGCTGTGCAGCGCTACTACAGGCGCTATGGGTCGCTTCAAGGGTGTGTCCGAAATGCCTGACCTCACCTGGTGGGTGTTCGACTGCCTGGCGCCATACGCCAGAGACGGCCACTACTCGTGGCGGTATCAGTACTTACGCGAGGTGGTTGAGCGCCTCAAGCACCCGCGAGTGCGGCTGGTCCCGATGACCACAGTCTTGAGCCTGAAAGAGCTGCAGCAGGCCATTGGCAAGTTCGCTGACCAGGGCTACGAGGGTACGATCATTCGCAACCCTGGCGCGCTCTACAAGCCTGGCCGTGCCACGCTCAAAGGGCAAGAGCTGTGGCGCGTCAAGCCTTGGGCCGATGCCGAAATCCTGGTCACTGGCTTTACCGAAGGCGAGATCAACGGCAACGCAGCCAAGAAGAACGCCCTTGGTCGTACCGAGCGCAGCAGCGCCAAGGCCGGGATGATCCCCAACGGCCAGGTGGGCTCTATCCAGGGCGTCATGTTGGCTGACTTCCGCGACCCGATCACCGGCAAGCTGCTGTTTGCCAAAGGGCTACCCGTCACCGTAGGTAGCGGTGAAATGAGCGTAGCCGAAGCCACCCACTACTTCCAGAACCCCGACGAGATCATCGGTCACGTCGCCAAGTTCAAGCACATGACGCACGGGGTTAAAGACCTCCCACGTTTCCCGACCTTCGTCAGCCTTCGGCTGGCCGAAGACATGTCATGAGCGCCGATGTCCTCGATCAGCCTCACCGGACCGGCACCTACGTTGTCGGCGATGAGTTGGCTGTCCAGCTGGTGTACCTGGTGGCAGGCATCGAACAGGGTCTGAAGAAACACAAGATCACAAACCTGATGCTCGGGTCTGATGCCCCACACCCGCTGGTCGCGGACAGCGGTCACATCGGCATGGTGATGAACCAGGTTTTTAAAGCCGAGCTCATCACGCGCCATCTCGTCGATCACGACTTGGACCACCCCGGTGTCTTCGAATACGAAGTCACCGAACCTCTCGGCGTCTGGATCGCCGAAAACCCCGAGGCTTCTATGGGGGACTTCACAGCCCAGTTGGAGTCTTTCAGTAGAGCTTTTTTCAACCTTGACAGAAAGTAGATATGCGCCTTTACAAAATCGTCGCCCCCGTTTCCAAAGTCGATGGAGCTCCCTCCAACATGATCATCTGGGCTGGCTCGCTGACCGAAGCCGCCAAAGCCCGCAAAGAGGTGGCAGCGCACGGCGCTACCCGGAAAGACACCGAGACTTTTGAGCTCGATATCCCGACCAACAAAGACGGGCTGCTCGCCTGGCTGAACGCCAACGCGAACAAATGATCAAGTCTGCTGCAGACCACACAGTCCTGGTCGATACCGCGACTGTCTGGATACCCATCGACGAAAACACTCCGCGCGGTGTGAAGCTCCAGCTGATCAGCTGCGCGTCGGGTGTGGCCCAGTACGGGCAACTCTCCAGGGGCGACAACTTCTTCACCCACTGGTTTCCGCTCCCCGTGTTCCCCAAGCTCCCCGACTGACGTGTCAACGCCGCGCATCCTCAATCTCATGGAAGGCGCGGCGTTGCTGCGCATCCATAAATCCACTCTATCCAATCTGGCTAACAACCGCGAGGTCGCCGGCGTGAAAGCTGGGCGGGCCTGGCGTTTTCTTGAAGCCGATCTACTCGCCTACGTGCGCGGAGAAACAACATGCCGCTCTACCGCCAACCAGACTCCGAAGTCTGGTACGCCTCGATCAACGTCCCAGGTCACCCACGGCTACGTCGATCAACTGGAGAAACTGATCGCGTCAAGGCGCAGCGCGTCCACGACGAGATCAAGGCAGGGCTCTGGAAAGTCGACCCAGCCCTGAAGGGTCGTACCTGGGGCAAAGCGGTGTCCGCCTGGGTCAGCGCCGAGACGCGCTCAGACTCAGAACTGCTAAGCCTCGCCAAGTTTGGCAAGCTGTACAAAGACCGGCCACTCACCGCTGTGACACCCGAATCGATCGACCAGGCGCTGTCGTTTTGTACAACGGCGGGCACCTACATGCGCTACCGCGCCATGATCGCAGCGATCCTGAACATGGCCGATGTGAAGCTCAAGCTTCTCAGTCGGCGCGAGAAAAAGAAAAAACCCCGCGAGTGGATCACCCACGAACAGTGGGCGAAGCTCTACGCCGAACTCCCCAAACACATGAAGCCCATGGCGGCGTTCGCTGTCTACACGGGCCTTCGCCAAGCGAACGTCTTAGGTCTTACTTGGAGCCGCGTCGATCTGAGCCGCCGCGTCGTCTGGGTCGAGGCAGAAGACACGAAGGCTGACAAAGCCATCTCCATCCCCCTTTCTGATGAAGCCATCGAGGTGCTGCGGGCTTGTCAAGGCGTGAACAACACCTACGTGTTCACGTTCCGTGGCAAGCCCATCAGCGAGATCAAGACGGCTTTCCAAGCAGCGTGCCGGCGCGCCGAAATCGAAGACTTTACGTGGCACGGCTTCCGACACACCTGGGCGACGTGGCACGTCCAGAACGGCACCCCGCTCGAAGTCCTTCAGAAATTGGGTGGCTGGTCTGATCTCAGGATGGTCATGAATTACGCCCACCACTCCCCTGGCCACCTGGCCAGCTTTGCCAACAACACGAGAAAGAAAGTATGACGTCAAAGATTAAACGCGTTCTACGCAGCTTCAAACCCGAACTCTCAACCGACGGTGGCAAGTCCTATGGGACCAACGCGACCGCCTTCGCCACCCATGAAGAAGCTGCATCCGCAGCCATGGACACCTTCCACCGCTGGATGGCTGCGACCGACTGGCGCGTGGTCGAGTCCGACGACCCGGTGACCCACAAGTATGTGGACGGGGTGCTGGGGTACGTAACGAAGGAGGGGGCATGACCGACCCCACTGTTGTCCTTCAAGTGCCCATCATTTCGACGACGCATCTTCCTGACAACGAATCTGTCGATGGGGTCGGCATTTTCGCGGCTTCTTACGAAGGCGGCTGGTTCGTCTACATGGATGACGAACTCGAAGAAGACCCTCCCGAGTGGTACCGGGAAGTTCAGCGCTGGGCCAAACCGCTTGGATTCCACTGGGTGCGTTTTGACCGCGACGGCGATGTCATGGACTGTCTGCCCAAATACAACTGGTGATCCATTCGATCCAATCTGCCCGCTTCAGGCGGGCTTTTTTATGTCCAACATCTATCACTTCACCCGTGTCAGCAACAACGCCAAGACCGGCCCGATACCGGTGACCACCAGCAGCAAAAGCACGTGCCCGACTGGCTGCGCGTTCAAGGGCAACGGGTGCTACGCCGAGTCAGGCCCGCTGCTCCTGCACTGGAACAAGGTGAGCGCCGGCGAACGTGGCGGCACGCTGGAAGAAATCTGTGCCGACATCAAGCGCCTCCCGAAAGGCCAGCTGTGGCGCTGGGCACAAGCCGGTGATCTTCCGGGTGATGGCGAGCACATCAACCGCGCCGACGTCGGCCGACTCATCGAGTCCAACCGTGGCCGACGCGGGTTTGCCTACACCCACTACGACGCGTTCAATGACCACAACGCTGAGGCCATCAAAGCCGCGAACGACGAGGGGTTCACCGTCAACTTGTCGGCCAACAATCTGGAGGAAGTGGACGCGCTGGCCGCTATGAACATTGCCCCCGTGGTCTGTGTTTTGCCGGCCGGCACCACCGAGGCGCTGCGCACTGAGGGCGGCAACCACGTCATTGTGTGCCCCGCCACAACCCGCGACGACGTGACCTGTGCCACGTGCGGTATCTGCGCCGTGGCCGGCCGCAAGGCAGTGGTAGGCTTTCCGGCCCATGGGTCTGGAGCCAAGAAAGCCCAGGCCGTTTTCTTCCAACGACGACTGGAGTTTGCATGACCGACCAGGACAAGATCGACGCCGTCACCGCGGCGTTCAATGGGCACAACCCTGAAAATTTCTACCCTCCGTGGCGCACCTCGGACAGCAAATGGACGGTCCTGCGCGTCACCGGCGGCGGGAAAATCCACGCCTTTAGACACGAGAAAGATGCGCAGCGGTTTTACAAGACAGGCGTGGCGCCCAACTATGACGCAGACCTATGACGCCGCTGCCCGTTCTAACGATTTCTAACGCCTCTCCCGAACAGACCGTAGAGAAGCAGGCAAGAAAAAACCCCAGCCAACTCGTTGAATTGACTGGGGTTTTTGGTAGGCGCGATTGGACTCGAACCAACGACCCCCACCATGTCAAGGCGGGAGACCCTACCCCGCAAGCCAGCAGCCACGCCATTTTGCCCTCACCTATGACACATCTTTTTGTCATAGCTGGTTTTCTAAGACTTTAGACAAGACCTTCTTACTACCGCGTAGCATATAGGCGGGCAGTACGATCACTCATCAACCACCTCGAAAGGTCCTCATGCTCACCGGCCTGGTCGTATTCATCTCAGTCGCCGTGCTCATCGGCCTGCTCAACTTCCTCATCAATGCCAAAGGTGAAGGCGCTCGCCGCGTCAAGCTTGTCCTGGGCGGCACCGTGGCACTTGCCGTCAGCGGGATGGTTCTGGAGGGCGGTGGCCCTCTTCTGCTGGCAGCACTGATCGCCGTAGTCGCCGCGATCACGTGGGTTGTTCGGGGCTTCATGAAGAGGTGACCATGCGCTCAAATTTCCTCTTGGGCGCACTGCTCATCACCGATGACGCCAAGGCAAAACTTCGGCGCATCCCATTTGACCTTCTGGCTTTCCACGCCCTTAACGAGCATGGAAGGCTGACCAAACGCGAGTTGCGACGCAACGAACTCGCTATGCCGGTCGGCGGGAAGATCATGTCCCGCTACTTGATCGACCCCACCGATCCTTCACAGGGCTACATCGTCATCACCACAGCAAAAGGCGGTGGCGAGACCCTTATCGAACTGGAGAACTCCTGATGCTTTTATTCATGACCTTTGTGAAGGCTTTGCGCCTCTCACTCATCGCGCTGCAGACGCTCGCGTCATTGCTCATCCTCGGCCACGGCGTGCACCGCTGGGTGATCAACAACCGATAGACCGTCCGTCCAGGACATGACCACGGGCCGTGAGGCCCTTTTCTTTTGTAGTCGTAAAGGTATGGGGTGCGGGGAAAGGACACAACGGCCGGTTGGAGCGGCCTGCAGAGGCTGCGTGGCGCGCCTGTAGCGTAATAGTGTAAGACTCTCTCTCCTATGAACCCTCTCCTTTATTACACTTACACTTCTTAAATTGAAATTAGAAAATATATATATATAAAGAGAGAGTAGGTATATATTGTTTCTGTATAGGGTTTCAGGGCATGTGTGTGTGGGTCGTCATTGCAGTATTGCTTGCCCATACAGTGCGTTGACCGGTAGGGACTTGACGAAAGTCTTCTCGCCGAACCCGTCGCGCATAGCGTCCACCACCTGCTCGACTGCTGGCCCGCCCACTGAAGCGATGTCAGTACCAGCGTCGGTGCCGATCGTTCCGACGCCTAGTAGACCCGCGCGCTGTGCACCGTGCAGGAACCAGTCGCCCGCGTTCATACCGGCCATGTACGCCGGCAACTCACCGCCGCCCTGGATCAACCCCTTCATCACATCCGACGCAATCATGGTCGGGATGAACATGGCCAGCACGCCGACCGGGGCGATGTTGCCGTACTTGAACTCATTGACAGCGCGCTTGAGCACCGTCTGGTGGAACGAGTAGGCGAACTGCTTGAGGTGGAACACGGTGGCGAAGTGCGGGTCGCTGGACCACGCAGGGCGTTGGCCAGCGTTCGGTGTCAGCACCGCGCCTTCGACCCAGCGGTTCAGTGCAGTGTGGATCAGCGCCATCTCTTGCTTGGCCTTGTCCAGGCTGATGCCCTTGAGCGCAGCGAGATGCTCGGCGTTGGTCACCAGCTTGCCGTCATCCAGCGCGATGTCCGAGGGCTTGAGCCCTAGTTCAGCCAGCCACCGCGCGCTGTGGTTCTTGTCAGGCAGCGCACTGTGCTTCTCCAGGAAGCGCGTCGCCCACTTGGTAGCCATGATCCGCGACCCCCGGTTCCACGCCTCCATTCCGTTGAACACGAACATCTTGTCGTTGATCTTCTTCGCCCCTTCCGACATGTAGACCGAGGCGTACTCGTCGGCCACGTAGCTGCTGAACATGGCCACCTCGGAGGAGCCGATCATCTCAGACAACTCCCGCCACTCGTCCTTGGCCCGCTCCGGCGGCATGTCGCGGAATGCGTCGCCCCAGGTGCGGAACACCTCGCGCATGCCGTACACGAAGGACTCGTATGCGGCTGACATCGGTGCGCCGCGCGCCACCATCGCCAGCGGGTCCACGAACGATGAGAACAGGCTCATGGGCAGCAGACGGACGTTCTGGTAGACCGTCATCCAGCTGTTGTACTTGCGCATGGTGTCAGAGACGTCTTTACCCAGCACGCCCTCCATCGCCCCCACACTGTGGGAGATGTCCCTCATCTGGCGACGGTGCCATTTCTTCAGCCCTTCGGCGTCCTTGATCCTGCCGTTCTTGAGCATGGTCTGCCCGGTGGTCATCAACTCATGGGCGATGCCGTCTTTGCTGCGAACGATCTCGCCATTGACCTTCAACGGGTAGCCGTCGCTGTCCACCGCTTTGGTCCCGTACAGGATGTCATCCAGCTTCGTACCGTGCTCCCCGAAGCGGCGGCGGTATTCCGCAGCATGCGCGCCCTGACTGAAGTACCGGGTGAGGGTCAGGTTGAGGTTCTTGTCGAGGAACTGAGCGCGGTCCTCTGGCTTGAGCCACGGCAACGTGCGGCGCTCCTGACTGGCGAAGAACGGGCTCAACACCCCATCTTCTCTCGAGGCAGGGAGGTGGGCGTCCACACCATCCCTGTCCACCAGGCTCTGCCAAACACGCTGCGCAGCTTTCTTGATGTTGCCGTCCAGGGGTTTAAGCTCAACAGCGTACTTGGACTCCAGCATCGTAAGGAACGCGGCTTTTTTGTCCAGCAGGGCGTCCACGTTCCACACCACAGGGAAGTAGTTGTCGACCTTGCCGAGCTCCAGACCTGAGCCAGTCAGGTAGTCGTGGAACTCTTCAAACACCTTGCGCAGTCCTTCAACCGCCACGCGGTGGTCAGACACCTTGATCTGGTCGAGAGGCGTCGCCTTCTGCATCAACTCCATCACAGTCTGGTGGTCCATCTCGCTCAAGCCGGCGATCAGCTTGTGCGCGCGGTTGGTGAACTTGCGCGAGGCTTCACGACGGGCGTTGAGTAGACCGGGGCGCTTACCGCCGTGTTCACCGTCGCCCGGGTTGGTGAACATGATTGTGCTCAGCTTGCGGGCTTTGGCGCTCGTGCTGTGGAGAAGAATCTCGGCTGCTGGCATCGCCAGCGCAGCCACACCCTGAACCAGGGCGTCTGTGCTGCGGCGCAGCTTCATGAAGCTCCCGGTGTTGCCGAGCGTCTTGGCGATGACTTGCGCAGCGGCGTTCGGCTCGCTCATCTTGCCTTGGTCGAACGCTGTGAACAGAGCCAGGGCTTTCTCACTGTCGCGCACCATGCCGAACACGCGGCGGAAGAACTTGCCGATCTTCTGCAGAATGGTCGTGGCCTTGGCGTCGACCTGGATCAGCCCAGCTTTCCAGAACTGGTAGGTGTAGGCCAGCCGCTCTTCGCCGCTGACCAGCTGTGCCTGGGCGGCAGGGTAGCCGTCCAGCAGCGCGTTGAGGCGCTCCATGTGCTTCTCGTTGTCCACGAGGTTCTTGAAGATCGTCAGCAGCTCGGGGTTACCCTTGACAAAGTCGCGGAAGAAGACGTGCAGCGCCTCGTGATAGATCGTCCCCATCGTACCGGCCGCAGCCGTCGTGCTGACCACGATGGTGTTGGTCGCGTCGATGAACTCACCCGAGTACCCAGTGATGTTCTTGAACTCAACCTTGATCTTCGGGCCGAGGACTTTCTTCACGTAGTCCGTCGCCTCGTCCATCTCGGCCTGGGTGAGGACCTGGGACGGGCCAGCAGTAGGGCCGGCCTTCCAGCCCTCGAACTTGCCAGCCTGCTGGTTCAGGGTACGCCCAACGTCAGGGATGAAGTGGATGTAGTCGTCCACATCCTTCTGGCGTAGTATGTTGTGCTTGGCCTGGAAGATGTCTGCCACCCCCGATGCCTTGATGCTGAACTCAGCGCCTCCAGTGGTGAACGGGATGGTGGACGCCGGGGTGTTGCCAGACTCGGTGAACAGGTCCACGAACGTGCCTGCCTCGCCCAGCTTCTTCTCGCCCTTGGAGTCGTTCCAGGTGCGCCCGATTTCCTTGCCGTCGCGCATCACCTTGAACGCCACCACCCGACCCTTGTCCTTCCCGTACCCCTTGCGCTCGATGTCGGCGATGGTGGCGCCTGGTGGCGGCACGAGGAACGTGTCGACTTTGCTCTCTGGGGTGCGGAAGTCATAGATTTGCACCGCGTCGGGGAACATCTTGCGCATGTGGGCTTCGGCGGCATCCTTGCTGCCTTGCACCATGAAGTCCAGATCGTGCAGCATGTTCTGCGAGTCGCGGTAGATCGTGCCGTTGTGTGCCAGCACGATCGAGCCCGTGATAGCGATGTTCGGGTTCTTACTCATGTGAGCCAGAATCTTGGCGGCGGTCGGGTCCGCGTCAACCGCTTCCTGGAACGACACCTTCCGGTAGTTGGCCTTGAGGTCGATCGGCCCCTTGGCGTCCGCCACCGCCTTGTTGAGCTGGGTGCGGACAACGTCGGCGAACTCAGCTGAGCCCGTGAAATGCTTGAACTTCGAGACGAAGTCCTTGACCAGCTGCATGATCTTGCCAACCGCCGTGCGCTCGGAGATGGTCCGCGCAGCGATCTCGCCGCGCAGTGCCTGCTCGACGATCGTGCGGTAGGCCTCCAGCTCGGCACGGTCCTTCTTCATGCCCTCACCAACGAACTTGGTGGTCAGGCTGCTGAGCGTCTTTGTCCATGCGGGGTCAGCGAGCGCTGCCTTTATCTCCCCGACGTACTTCTCGTCCATCAGGATGTGGCTCAGCCCGTTGGCTGCGCCTTCGGCGAACTTCTTCAGGTCTTTGCCGGGGTCTACCAGCAGCTTGCTGGCCACGTCGGCGAACTGCTCAGGCGCGCTCTTGAACCCCAGCGTGCGCATGACCTCGCGCGAGTCAGCCAGCCCCTGGCCGACCATCGCATTGAGCTTGCGCGCGGGGGTCCACGTGCCGGGGGCGGACTCGGCGTAACCGCCCTCGGTCAAGTGCGCGGCCACCTGCCGCTCCCCCAGGTTATACATGCGGGCGCGATCAGCGCTGTTGTCGGTGATGATCGTCGCACCAGCGGACATCGCCCGCTTGAGTTCGGCGAAGTCCGGGTTCATGCGCCCGCTGCGGTTGCCTTCAGCCGACACGAACACCTTGTCCGTTGCCGTGTAGGTGCCGCTGTTGGCTTTGTCGCCCCAGGCCTTGGCGTACTTCGCCGTGCTCGACGCTGGCGAGCCGCGACCGATGAACTTCGTGGCGCGGTCGGACTTGGCCTGATCCTTGGCTGCGTACGGGCCTGAAGCGCCGAGGTCAACGCCCCCGCGCGGGGTTCCGGGGCTGGTGCCTGACAGCTCTGCCCTCACCTCCATCAGGATGCGCGGAAACTCTGCTGCCCAGACGCCGGAGTCCTGGGTATGAGTGATCGAGGCGTCGCCGGTCGCGGCCAGCTTCGCGGCGGCTTCGGGGTTCTGCTCGAACGAGGCCTTGACCAGCTTCTTCATCAGGCGCAGGTTCCAGCCGCCTTCGGACTTCGTACCCAGCTTGCCGGGAATTTTGCGCCCGGCAGTCTTGTACTTGTCGTAAGTCTCCTGGTCGAACGCGCCGCTCTTGGTCGACTGGTAGGCGTGTTCGACGGAGACGTAGTCCCGACCGTTGACGGTGAACGGGCGCGCGGCGAGGTTGCTCAGCGCCGCGTTCTCGCCGCTCCCGTGCCAGACGTTCAGAGGCTCACTTCCCCCAAGTGGCTTTCCCAGGCCGGCGCCCACCCCCGAGGCGGCGTTTTTTCGTTGGTACTTTGCCTCGCGGTCAGCGAGGTCCTGCGGCCCGTTGAGCAACGGAGATTCCGGGCTGTCAAACCCCTCACCCGGCTGTTGTTCCCGGTTTGCGTCAGGGTATTTGCTGCGCAGGCCGGCGCGCTCCGCCTGCGGCGGCATCTTGTAGTACATCGGGATGGCCCCGGGGTCTTTACCTTCAACGACCGACTCGACCTTCTTGGGTGCGGCCTTCGGGACCCCGCCAGCCGTCACCTTCGCTGTCTGGCGATCGACGAATTCCTGGCTCACGGTGCGCGACGCCTCTCCTGGCGCACCTACGATTTTGTTGGGCGTGCGCTTGAAAGACGTTGAACCCGACGGGGGGTTATCTTCGTCCACCGTCTCCGTGGCCCGCGAGGGGTTCTGACCCAGCGGCTTCGTGCTGACGTCCACCGCCGGTGCGGCAGGGCGCTTGGGCGAGACGTAGGCCCCGAGCTTGTTCAGGTCGATCGCGCCGCGTTTGGCCAGCTTGGCCTGCATCTGCTTCAGGTTGTCGTTCACGCCCTCCAGCGTCATGTAGAGGGACTTGAGGTGCGCGTCACTGATCTCGTTGCGGCCGTCAGCGGCGCGGATCAGCACGGTGAGCGCTGCACGCTCCATACCGTCGATCAAGTTCGGCGGTGCGCCAGCGGCCTGCAGCCGCTCGAAGTTGCTCTTGGCATCTGGGTTCTTGGGGTTCTTACCCTTGTCCAGCATGTTGATGATGGGCGCGATGTGATAGGCGTCGCCCACCACGCCGCTGGGGTTGTACGCCTCGCCCTGCATCGCAGTGCGGAGATGGGCCATGATGACCTCGCGCGCACGCTGCGGGTTAGAGCCCATCAGCGCGGTCAACTCTTCAGCCGTGCGCTTGGCACCACGGAACGCTGCCATCTTCGACTTAGGCAAGGCGAAGGCTTCCATCGTCTGCTTGGTGTGGAACTGCTGGTCAGCAAAGTCGTCGGGCACTTCCCCGGGCTTCTGGTCTCTGAAGAAGTCCATCTCGGTCGCACCGGGGTCGCCGGTCTTTGGCTCGGCCTCGACACTGCCGGATATGTCCACCCGTATCGGCAGACCTATCCCGCGCCCGGCACCGCGCGTGACCAACTCGCCGCCGACGTCGGTGGCTTCGGCTGCAGCGCGGGTGTCATCCTTGCGGGAGCGCCGCTTGCTACGGACACCCCTGGTGTCCCCCACTTCCAGCTCTCGGATCGCCCGGTCTTCGGGGGTGAAGAACTCTTCATTCCTCTCCTGGTCGAGCGCGACCTTGTCCTGGTAATCGTCGCCCTTGTTGTCAACAAACCCTGATCGCGACGGACCTTCTTTGGCAACGAGCTTCGCCTTGAACGTAGCGTAGTCGGCCCGGTCTTTGGCTTCAAGCGCGGTGGCCAGCTGCAGCGACGGGGGAATCCCGTCGGCGAACGACTCCTGCTCGCCACCAGCATTCAGCTTGTATGGCATGCCAGTGACGAAGGGCGACGACACCATGGCGCTCACGCCGACCATCACCGCTTCACGGTACTGTTCGTTCTTGGCGAAGTCAGAGAATTTTTCTTCGGTCTTCGCATCGCTCTCGTACTTACCTCGCGTGCGCTTGACCCACTCAACCAGCTTACCCGCAGGGATGGCGGCCTCACTTGGCTCACCTTTTTTATCCTCCGTCGGGAACATCACCAAGTTTGCCTCAGACATCAGCTGGTCATACAGGATGTCGTCGTCCCCAGCGTTCTTGCGCACTACGTCCATGACCCGCTTACCCATCTTCTTCATCTGGTCGAACTCAGCGAACGTGATCTGCTCGGGCACCTCGTTCATCATCTGGGTAGCGGTGACGACGTAGCGCTCGGAGAAATAGTCGTTCGCCTCTTTCAGCAGCTGGTCGTACTCATACTGGTCGACGGACATGCCTTCGACGCCGTTCTCGACCATCTCCTCCTGCAGCAACCTGCGCTGCTTGCGCTCATTGGGCGTCGAGCGCGGAGGCTCGACGCCTTTCGAGATGGCGATGACACGAGACATCACCTTGTTCATGCGGTCGGCTTTACGCTTCATCTCCGCAACCTGCTCGGGCATCCGGGTGTAGCGCCCGCTGGTGTTCTCCGCGTCCATGCGCAGGTAGTCACGGTACGCTGCCAGGATGCCACCGGGCTGCATCTTGAGCGACTTCATCACTTCCGCAGCCGACTGCTCTTTGATGTCGTACTCGTTGGACGCACCCAGTTCCTCCCCCATCTGCCGCTTGCGCAGCTCGATCAGGTCTTCGCCGTCATACGCTTTGGAGTCGGGGTTGAAAGCCCGTTCGCCTTTGACCAGCAGCGTCGGGCGCTTGACAGGCGCTTCTCCAGACAGGGCCCGCTCTGCGCGCCCTTTGGCTGTGGCCTTCTCAGTCGGGTCAAACGGGTTGCCTGCACTCCGCAGGCCCAGACCGCCACCGAATGCGTAGACGGGTGCAGCCACGCCGCGCCCGACAACTTTCTCGGCCTGGCGCATCTCGAAAGCATCCGGCCCGTCAGCCACCTCATCGTCGGCATTCGGATCGAAGTTTTCTTCTGCGATCTGTCCACGATCTTCGACTACAGCGCCAGGGCGCAGAGCTTCTTTTTCTGCGGCCCGACCGTTGAGCAGTTCCAGAATCGCGTCCACGCTCTCTTTGCCGAAGTTCGCATCCAGCGCGGCGCGCATACCAGGAGAGCCGCCGATACCGTCGGCGAAGTCTTCCATCACCTTCAGGAGGTGTTCGCCTTGTTCCGGCGAATGGACGTTGATACCGTCTTTCATCAGCGCACTGCGCTTGTCCACGCCGATCAGTTCGGTCATCTGCGCGGCCAGCGCGCTGCGCTCCGCTTTTTCCTGCTGTGCCCAACCCGGGGTGGACTGCTTCGTCAGTTCAGCCTGCATGTACTTGACTACCGGTGCAGCGTCTGGACCCAGAATACTCCCGATCTGAGTCAGCACCTGGGGCGCATCATTCTTGAAGGTCAGCCGCACGTCGTTGGTCAGGCGGTTCAGCTTCGCTTCCCGCCCAGCCAAGTCCTGGCGCGCTACTGTCGCGGCATTCGGCGTGCCCCACGACTCAGACATGTCTGCCAGGGCGTACGCGACGTGACGGGCCAGAAACTTGACGTCGGGGTTGCGCAGCTTGCGGCGCACCGCCATGTCGGCGGCGTAGTCACCAGCCAGCTGCGCGCGCTGGTTGAAGTTCTGAGCGCGCGCATAAGACGCACCTTCGTTCAGCGCCTGCTCGGCAGGCTTCTGGCTGGTGCCGTAGTAGTTGTCCCTCCATGTGAGGAAGTCTTCATTCGGTGCCTGGTCCGTCTGTGCGTTCTTTTTGCTGAACCCGTCCGAAGCGCCTTTCCACATGCTCTTGGCTGCATCGACAGCGAAGCTACCCGCTTTTCCAGCAAGTTGGCCGAATACCTCCGAGGCTTTGATGGCGCGCTCCGTTGGCTCGTTGTCGACCAGGAACTTGGCCGCGTTGTCCATCGCCGCCTGCTGCTCATCGGCCGTCTGGGCCTGGTCGATGGCGTCGATCATGGCGATCGCGTCGTTGTCTTCGCCCAACGCCTCGAGCTTCTGCTTGATGACCCCCGCGCGCTTGGGCGCGTTGGCGGTCAGCCACGTCATTGATGCTGCCTCGTCAACCGCGATGTTTTCGGGCGGCATGAAGGTGACGATCTGGCGCTCTTCGTCAGTCATCGATGGTTTCAGCCCCGCCATGTCGCGCAGGTTGTCTCGGAACGCAGTCGCCGAGGCGTTGCCCTGGTCATCTGTGGCGAGGTCAATGACTTTCGCCGCTCCCCTGCCAAACAGCTCGGACCCCTGCTCTTTGGCTTTGCCGAGCATCTCGCCGCCCTGTTCCCGAGCCTGATCGATCAGAGGCCGTGCGGTGTCGGCGGCGAGGTCGAACGCTTGCCCTGCAGCGGTGCCGATGCGTTCGGTGGTGTCGCCTATGCGCCGGTAGCCGCTGTCGGCAGCAGCACCGGCGTACGCGAAAGGTCCTGCCCCGACGGCACCGCCCACGAAGCTGTTGAGCAGTTCGGAGTTGTCGCCGCTGGTGTCGCGTTCTGGGTTGAGTTGGCCCAGGGCGAACTGCGAGCCTGCGTTCTGCGCTGTCTCTGTCGAGCCCTCGCCAATCATGGCCAACGCTGTGCGCGGCAGGACACCCGTCTTGCTCAGGCCGGCGCGTAGGCCCGCCCCTGCCAGCTGCCGCCCCACCAGCGCCGGGAACATCGTGTCCGCGATGGCTGCGGTCCCGCCGTAGACGCCAGCCGTGTCGCGCAGCTGCTGCGCTGACGTCCTGGCCATCAGGGCTTTGTCCTGCTCAGCAGAACCGATGAATTCGCCAGTCAGCTGACTCTTACCCATCATGTAAGGCACCGCGACCGACGCGCCTTGTGCTGCCATGCCCAAAGCCCGTGTCGGCGCGGTAGGGATCGCCCGCAAGCCACGCCCTGCAGCGGCCAGACTGGCTGACGCAGCTACCGGGTCGAGCATCGAAGCAGCGCCTTGACCCACCAGACTGCCGGCCCACGAAAGCGCGTCACCCACACCATTGATGTCCTCTACGCGCCCGATGCGCGGGGCGTATCGTGCCTGCTCGGTTTCCAGGCTCCTGATGCGGGTACGCGCCGCAGCCTCGCCAGCAACGTCGCCGGCGATATTGGCATCCAGTGCTTTGGTGCGCAGTGGGTTGAGCTCGGTGCCGATGCGCGTGGCTTCCCAGCTTCGGCGCAGCGAGCCCATGCTCTCGGTACTGTCGAAGTCTTCGGCGGTGAGGCCAGACTGGCGAAAAAGAGGGTCGCGTAGAGTGGCCATGGTTTAGTTCTCTTTTTTAGCGCCGTATTTTTTGAGCAGGGCTTTTTCGTTTTCGCCGACTTCTTCTTTCGGTACGTACAAGACTTGCCCATCCCTTGTGGTGATCCGCACGTCGCCTCGGCCCACGTTAGGTCTCCATGCGCCGTCCCAGAAACCGACGTCCCCGACCGAAGCACCGGTCAGGTCAGGCAGCGTGGTGCGCTCAGTGGTCTTGTCTAACCCGGACCGTTTCGCCCAGCTGTTCTCGCGCAGGGAGTTCGCACCGTTGACGATGTTCATGCCTGCTTGCACATCAGGCAGCGCGGCAGCGCGCTGCTGAGCATCCATGTCAAAAAACCCCGGGGCCATGTTTTGCGCCACGTTGCGGCCGACAGCCAACTTGCCCTGGTCAATCACGCCGATGCCGTCTTTATTCTTCGTGACTGCTCCAGCTTCAAGGTCCTTCGTGGCGGCTTCGTCGCTTGCCTTGCTCTGCGTCTGCAGAGTGTCGACGATCTTCAGCGCGTCCTCCGGGTCCATGCCGTTCTGCATCATGATCTGAGCGGCCTTGCGCGGGTCGCCCCCGGCCATCTTGAAGACCTGTGCCCGCATCTGGCGCTGCTGCGCCGCCAATTCAGCTGGGGCCCTGGCCACGCGCTCACGGCTTTCTGTCTCCATCTGGCTTCTCGCCGAGTCCATGTCCTGGCCGCGACGCAGTGTCTTAGCCTGCTCCCCGATCTGGGCCATAGACGCAGCGTGGCCCATGTCGTCATTCCGTAGCTGGGTAAGCATCTTGGCTTGGTTGATGTACATCTTCCCCGGCTGTCTACTCAATTCCTCCAGTCTCGCGCGCAGGGGGCTCATGGCTGGTACCGACGCTGCTTCGCCACCGCCTTGCTGCCCGCGAGACGTGCCCCGGTACGGGTCAACACCGTCGCGCAGGTTCGCCGCCATGATGGCGTTGTCTTGGCTCGACCACCGCGAACCGTCCGGATTACGTAGGGAAGCCTTACCTGCCTCGAGTTGTGCTGCACGCTCTTTCGGGTCACTGCTCACAGGTGTGAACGCATATCCTTTGCCGTCGGGGGTTACGTTGAAAGACCCCGGCGCAGCAACCTCGAGCGAGCCCTTCATTTGCAAATCTCGACCCATACCATCGACCATCTGGGTTGACCCGTCAGCCCGCTGGCCGACATTGCGGCCTGAGTACGTCACCCGGCCCTGCGCGTCGACCGTCTTGTGGACCACGCCTTCGCGCAAGTCAGCGGGGAGCGGACCTCGTGCGCCATTGAGCTCGTTGGAGAAGTCGCGTGAGCGACCGAGTTCCGGGCGTGAAGTATCGGCGTTCAACAGGCGCGGGTCCTGTTGCATGGGTAAGCGCTGCTGATCGTTGAGACGTAAGCCGATACGCTGGGCAGTGGCGGCTGTTTGGTTTGGGGTGAGTCTGGTTTGGGTAGTGCTGGGTGAGGTGTCACTGCCGGGTGTGGGTGCCACACTCTCTGGGCTTGGGCCTGAGTTGTCGATCAGTTGATCACCGAAGTGATCCCGCAGTATTCTGTTGTACGTCTGTGAGGGGCCAGTGCCCGGGACGAACAGGTCAGCGGTGTTGGCGACGAATGAGCCGAGGTCCATCCCCGCCTCGATAGCGCCTTTGCCGAGGCTCTTGCGCGTGCCTGGGTAGGTGATGTCCCCAGCCGCTATGTCCCCTTTCAGCGCGTTCCATGTGCCTCCGGCACTCGAATCTACGTCAGGGTCGTTGAGCTTGTAGTCGTTGAAGTTCTGGAGGACACCTGCGGCACCTGCGGCTTTGCTTGCGAACCCGAGGAGCGGGTTGGATAGGACCTTGCCCGCAAGGTAGGTGGATTTACTGATTGGTCCGGGCTGGTGGCTCAGCCCTTCACGAACAGCGCTAAATACGCCAGTACGGCCAGCACTACTAGCGCCAGCTCCACCAGCTTGAGCACCAGCGGTTGGCGCCCCCACGCCGACTGGCGGAGTTTTTGGTCCTGCTTGCCCTGCTGCAGCCCCTCTTTGAATGAGTTTTTCATTTGCTTTGTACACCCCCGTGGCTTTGTTGATCGGTGGTGGAGTGTATCCCGGAGGGATGACCGGCTTTGCGGGAGGGATGACCGGCTTTGCGGGAGGCGAGACTTGCGCAGCTGCTTCCGATGCGGATAGGAGCTCTTTGCCCTTCTTCATGCTGGCAAAACGCTCGTGGAGAGGTCTGGTATCGCCTGCCTGCCTTAGTCCGACGGATGGTGAGGGCGGCGTAACTTTGGCTGGGGCTGGGGCTGGGGCAGCCCCGTGAGAGGTGGTAGCTTGAAGCGGCTCAGGCGGCAACTTAAACTCGATCGAGTTGCCTGACGGTGCAGCTGCCCCAGGCGAGGTGGTAATTCTGTTGAGCTTTGCTGCCTGCCCCCCAGCGGCTCGGGCCTCTTGCGCGATACGTGTATCTTTCGCCCGCTCCGATGCGATCCGTAGTCGGTTCGTCGCTGCAGCCTCTGGGGTGATGGTGTTGACCCTCTGGGTGTTTATAGGGTTTGCGTTAGGGCCTTCATAGGCCATGACAGCCCTCAGCCCGTTCAACGCCTTTGCGTCTGCCTCGGCGACCGTCATGCCCTTCTCAGCCAGCACCTCCTCGCGCAGCCCGCGCAGGTGCTGCCGTAGCTCGGGCTCTGCATCCAGCATGTCGTTGGACACCACGAACTCACCCGGCTCGTACTTGGCCGGAATCTTGTCGCCGCTGCCCTTACCCGGCACGTGCCCGCCCATACCGGTGCGCAGATCGCCGCCGTTGCGCAGGCCGGCTGCTTTCATTCTTCCTTCGAGCGCAGAGTTGCCGACGTAGCCAGACACCGCCTTGGGCGGCGGAGCAGGCGCTGGGGCAGGCGGTGCCGACGCGGCCATCTTGGCCTTGAGCGCCGCGTCTTCCCGTGCGAACTTCTGCTGGATAGTCTCTGGGGGCCCCATGCCGACAGCCCGTTTCAGGCTGTCGAACATGCCGCCTTCGGACATGCGCAGAGAGGGAGCGGGGAGCATACGGCGCATGTTTTCCATGGCGGGCCTTTCGTGGTCTAAGTTCGATTGTAGAGCAGGGAGGCCAATCAAATGGTCTCCGTCGCAGCGGCCAGCACGTTCATGCCGGACAGCGCCGCCTCGATCTGCTTTGAGTACGTCTCCACCTCTGACTGAGCCAGCGCGACCTGGCTCTTAAATAGGTCTGCCTTTATCATCGGCTGCTGGATTTCAGCCTCAAACTTGGCCTTGGTGAACTCCAGCGAAGCGGCGGCAATCGCGCGAAATTTCTCCATCTCGACCTGAGCTCGCACTGCGTTTTCGTCGAGTTTCATCTTAAAGTCGATCGACTTCTGCTTCTCGGTTTCGACTTTCGCGGAATTCTCGGCGCTTCTTGCCTGCACGAGAGCCGAGTAACCTTGGATTCTTGCGCGATACCCTTCCGCAGTCCCCTGGTTTTTGGCGATGGTCCCGTTCAGCTTGGCCACTTTCGCCTCGATGTCGGTTTTGTAGGCGTCGACCTCGGTGGAGAACGCGGACACCCGAGCACCGTAGCCTTTGGCCTCTGCCTCAAATCCGCTGATCTCCGCCGAGAATGCCTGCCATTCGGCCTGCTTGCTCTGTACCGTGGCGCTGTACGCCTGCGCCTGTACTTGGAAGATTTCGATCTTGGCTTTCTCCAGGGCCACGTTGCCCATCACCGCGTCGATGCGGCTTTTGTAGAGGTCCGAAACGGCGGTGAGGCGCGAAACCTCAGCCTTGAACTGGTCGATCTTCATCTGGTCCACGCTGTATGCCGCCTGCAGGGCGGTAATCTCAGCCTTGTATATGTCGACCTTACCCATCTCCAGCTTGATCTTGCTCTCGAGCACAAACACCTCGGCTTTCCACGCCTCGAGCCGGGTCTCGTAAATCTTGACGGACGAGTTGTAAGCCTCGATCACGGCCGTCATCACCGCCTTGGCGGCATCCAGGGCTTGCCTGTTGGTCTCCAGAATGCCCTGCAGCCAGGATTGCGTCATCTGCAGCACGGTGGTGCGCAGCGCAGACGAGGCTGTGATCGCGAACTGGATGTTGCGTTGCTCCATCTCGGCTTGCGCGATCGCGATGTCGCTGGCGGCTTTGCTGTTGTTGCTGGCCGCTTCCATACGGGCGCGCGCCAGTGTGGAAGCCAGCGCACCTGTGGGCAGCGTGAAGCCGCGTGCGGCGACATCAGCGAACGCGGCGTGCTGCACGCGCTCCGATTCGCGGTCATTCTTTTCCTGTGCTCGATAGTAGATGGCGTTTTCTACCTCGGGGCTAAGCGCGGTGCCGCCCTCGATGTATTTGTTCAGCTTCTGCTCGAGCCGCGCCATGCCGGCGTGGTGCCCTGGCGCAAACTTGGCGATCATCTGGTCCACGTAGGCGCTGGCCAACGTGCTGAGTGTCGTGCGCTCACCGGACAGGTCGCTGCGGAACCGCTCAGCCAGGTTGGACGGTTCTTCCCCCTCGAACAATGGTGCGTTTTCTGGCAGGGTCGGCAGGTTCAGTGACGGGGCTGTTGGTGCGACGCGGTCAATCAGAGTGACCCGTTCTAAGAGCGGATTCGCCAGTTCGTCGGGCGGCTCTGGGAAGGCGACGAGGTTGATCTGCGGCGGCAGTGCTGTGAACGACCCGATCTGGGTCGGCTTAGCAGGGGCGGTGAACCTGGGGACCTCCGCCGTGAATATTGGTGCCAGCCCGAAGGGGTCGAGGCTTGCGGGCTCGAGATCGGACATCGGCTCTGGGCTGTCTGGAATAGTCAGCTCGTGCGTGGTGTACTCTGGGCGCTCCGGTTGTTCGGGCAGATTGGACATCTCAGGCGGAGTGGCCTCAGAGGGCTCCGGGAAACTACTGAGGATGCCATGTAATTCCGCCCAAATCCCGCTCCGGACATTCCCGATATACATAGTGGCATCAGAGGCGACACTGTCGGCGTACCTCCGGGCTTCTTCAATAATTTCTGAAGGGTTGCTCATATCAGATTCTCCTTGTCGTGTTGCGTACTGCCAGTTCGATGGTGTCGATCTCTACCGCGCCGGTGCCCGAGGCGCCCAGCGCGTAGTAGCGCTCCTTAACGCCCCGCCCGAACGTCTGTCGGTGGTTCTGCGCCAGTGCATCACGCGGCGTGTTGTAACTGTAGGTATTCGGCGCGCGCTCACCAGCATGCAGCTGTACGGTGGACGCTGGCCCGAAGCGCCCGCCGAAGTACGCACTGTCGATCGTCTTTTTCAACGGCTCGTCGAAGTCGTCCATCGCCGTTTTCATCGCCCAGGCAATCGATGCACCGTCATCGGTCGTGCCTTCTAGGAGATAGAGCCCCGTCGAATTTGCGCCGTAGTAGCTGTTCTGGTAGCGCACGACATGCGTGAACGGGAAGTTTGTGTAGCGCGTCACCTCGTCGTGCGGCGCTGCCTGCCCGCGCGCAGGCGGTGGGTGATTCAGGTTCACCGCGTAGGCTTCGTAAGTTGCCGTGACGTTGGCCAAGCCGATGGCGGTCAGCGTCGCCGACGGTGCCACGAGCCAAGCCTGCGCCTGCGCGCCCAACCGCGCTGCCGGGGCCAGGAGGTCGGCTGAGCCGTAGTTCTGCATCGTTGCTACTGCGGTCAGTTCGAACAACGGGCACGTGATGGTTGCTCCGCCCTTCGAGCCGGTGGTGCCTGAAGCAACGACGGTGACACGACCGCCGACGGTGATGCTGGCCACCGCGCCGCTGTACCCGACGAGGTCAGGGGTTGGCGCCAGAAGCGCCGCGTTGCCCATGTGGGACACAGCGCCTGTCGACTCTATGGTCGGACGCGAGGCCAGCAGGTCCGCCCTGCCCCAGTTGACCACGGTCGCTGTGATGGTCATCGATGGGCTTGGTGCCCCCCGCTCGAACACGCCGCCGCCAAACGCAGCCAGTGTCGGCATCGGCGCGTCGTACATGAAGCTGTTGTCGCCCAGGCTGCTGCGCCCCTGGCCCCGAACCCTTACGAACGGAGCGGTGAGGTTGGCTTCGCCGTCGATGAACGCAAACAGCCCGGTGATGCCCTCCATCGTGGCGAATGACGCCTCGGAATACCCGTATGGCCGGTCGGCACCGAAGCCCCTGAGCGGGCGCATGCTCGCGTCAGACCCGCCAATCCCTCCAGTCGTGCCGAGGCCGAAGCCCAGCACAAACGGCATACTGGTGAAGCTGGTTCCGATCTGCGGAGTGACCAGCCCGGTGTAAACCTGGCTGGTCATGGGCTCCATCCGCGTGATGCTCGCACCATACACCCTGTTCGCGCCCATGCCGACCATTGGCGGCATCGAAGTGTCGGACCAGGCAGAGAACTGTTGCCCTGTAGAGGTGCTATGCAGGGTCTCCATGCGCCCCATGCTGTACCCAGACGGGCGGTTCGAAGCAATGCCGAACAGCGGCAGCATCGTGCCGTGTGCGCCGACGCGCTGCCTCCCTGTGGCCTGCGCTGTCATGGGCAGCATGGCGTTCAGGGAGATTGCATACGGTCCGGCGTATCCTTCGCCGCGCATGGGCAGCATGGTCGCTGCGCTGACAGCCCGCACATTGCTCAGCAGGGTAGCGTCAACAACCCGGTCGTTCGGCATGTACAGCGCCGCCGTACCGAATACTTCGCCAGTCAGGCTTGTGGTCGTTTCCCCAGCCTTCGCCCCTTCGACGGTAAACGTAACCGTGTCTCCGGCCCTGCGGATGACGATGGGTGTGTCGGACGTATACGCAATCGAGTTGGCAGAGACAACGCCGTTCTTGATGAACTGCAGCCGCCCACGAGAAGCGTAGACCCCGTGCTTGATGTTGCGGTAGTCGCCCAGCGCGCGGGTGTCGCTGAGGCCCACTGCAACGCCCACGGCTGCGGCAGGGACTCGAAACGTGAACACCGCCGTGCCAACTGCATGAGCTATGGTGTCTGCCCCACCGTTCCACCCAATGCCCAGGTCCTGCGAGGTTGGTGGTACGGCTGCGACCGCTGGTGTAGGGGCGATGTACGGGCGAGGCGGAACCCACCTCTTGGACGTCTCAGTGGTCGTGTAGGAATAGAGTGGAACGTTGAAGGCGAATGCGCCATTGCCGAGGTTCTTATTCCCGTAGACGGTGGTCTTGACGGGGTAGCTTGTCGTGACGAAATACCCAGGGCTAGAACTTTGCCCGGGGTACGCCGGGATATAAGGCGACCCAGGTGTTGTGACAATCGCGTGCCGTTTGATGAGTTGCGTCATGGGAACCTTATAGTTGTGCCGCCAAACAGAGCTGCGCCGCGTATGACGGGGCTTTTGCCCTCGAATCTGTCTATCCGCAGGAACAACGTACCGCCCACTGAACGTACCGAGTACGACAGATCGCCAAGCAGAAAGCTTCTGGTGTCCAGATAGCTGATTGGGTTAGAGAATCCGACCAGCGACAACCCGCCAAACCACGTTGTTCTCTCATGCGTGGTGTGGAGAAACTCCAGAACAGCCGGGGGGTTTCCTGCTGCGGTCATGGTAACACCGCGAGCAAACTGGGTGACTGCCCGCTCGATTTCACCGGCAGTAATCGTCAGGTGAAAGTCTTCTGCCCGAATGCTTTTACTGTACGCCTGGTTGAAAAGGTCGATGTGCGAACCTCTGATGGCTGTGGTCTCGCCTTTTTCGACAATCTGCACGCTGATCAGGTCAAGAATGTTCTGCACGAACTTGGTCGGGTCCATTGGAATGCTGGTGACATCAATCGGCGGCGTATATCCGTAAAGGAGTTGTGTGGATTCTCCTGCGTAATAGACCAACGGGTTGGTGCAGATTGACCAATGCCCTGCTGGATGCACGCAAAATGTCTCAAGCGCATCGCAGCACATGAACATCAGCAATGCCAGGCTGTGTGCAGCTGCGCCTACTGGGTAGTCGCTGTCAAAGTCTTGCCTCCCCCGGAGCTGTTGGCCGGGCTTATCGTCGTACTTGATATGGAGCTGGCGGTAAGCAAACATCGACCTGCTTGGGTTCAGCTTGGCTGATTGGTCGAATTTGGTCCAGCCCGACGTGTCTTGCGGCCCGTCGAAGGAAGCTGCCAGCGCTTGGAACTCCGGGTCAGGCGGCGGCACGGTGTGCACTACCTCATTGCGCACGATAACCTGTATCCTGTCTTGCCGGGTGACGGTGTTTTCGTCGTGCTTGAACGTAGCAGCTTGCACCGCAAATGCCAGCGCTCTGAGGTCATAGGCGAGCATCGAGGTCACGATCTGCGGGGCGTCATTCGGCATACTCATGGTCAAGCTGGCCTTGTCGACCCACCCTCCGAGAGCCGCCTGGCGACTGCTTGCTGCCAGGGCGGCGTCTATCCCGTCAGCAAACGCAAACATCGCTTTGATGTGCCTGTCTGCCATTGAGTCGTACTGTGCGATGACTTCAGGCGTCACCACGGTGATACCGTCCTTGAACGAAGTCGCCTCGGCAATGGCTGCGTCCTTGTAGTCTTTGATGTCCGTACGGATCGCGTTGTAGGTAGACCGCCACCATCCGTCAATCCTCGATTCGAGGTTGTGCATGAGGGCTGTAAAGAGCCTGTGGCACTCCTTGAGTACAGACGCTTCAAACGTGGCGCCGTTCATACAGTACGGCGCGTCAGCCTGGTGAGCGACAAAGCTGCGGAGGGTCCTGCCTGACGTGAACGACCTCACTGTCGCGATGGATCGGATCGCACTGTGGATGGGCTCTATGCCATCGACAGGCGGGTTGCGCTTGTGCGCCATCTCAAAGTCGATGACAACGATCTCGTCTTTCTCCAGGCCCGTTGGCGCATGGGCGTCTTTGATGTCGCCCCAGTAGTAATCGGCAGCGATAATGCAGCGGTCGCCAGATGGCGGCACCTCGTTGATTAGTTCAAGCGTGACGCCGAACTCTTCCGGCAATGGCCCAGTCAGTGTGATGTTGATGCGAAACTCGATCATCCCAGGGGCGCACTCTGGTGTAGCCTGTCTGGCCGGGTCCATGGGCGTTCTGACCGTTTGGCCCGCCAGCAGCGGGTTGTATCCCACTTCGTTAAACGTCGCCCAAGGGAGGTCTGATGGCAATATGCCCAGCATCCTTGTTCCGTCGCTGCTGAACTTCCACACCACCCCGGAATTTGGCGGTATTTCATTCGGCGTCTCACGGGCAGGAACGTCACCGTACGGTCTGGCCCAGTCCGGGAGTGGGGGTTTTTGCTTGTTGACGACGTGAGCCGGGATGTTGGTCTTAATTTGTTGGCTGGAATATGGGCTGCCGTCCATCAGCGACACGTCATACTCGTCGACGGGGTAGACATAGAGGTCCCCGCTTGTGTCGGTGAGCATTACCAGAAGCCTCGAACCAAACTCTTCGCTCTGCACCGTTTGGCAAGCGCCGCGCCGGTACCAATCGGTGTCAGGAGCCACGCCGATTTTCCCGCGCGGGAATCCTGCCTTGGTGAATATAGAAGGCGACTTGTCGTACAGCATGTCTGAAGCGTACAAGGATGGGTTATGAATACCTCTTCCCGTCAGATCAAACGTCTGGCTGGCAGCTGTCCACGAGTTCCCGACAAATCTAGGCCCCTTCGCATTAGGGTAAAACTGGTGCTGGGTAATGCCGTCCACTTGGAATGTGTTCTTAAACTGGAGGAAGCGCGAAGCGTCCGTCCGATCCCAGCTGAACGGCCACTTTGGCGGGTCGCCTGACGATGCCTCAGCAGTCGATCCAGTCGCCTTGGCAGTGAGTGTTTTGGTCTTTTTGTCGAGCCCGACTTTGACTGTGTATGCGGCGATAGGCAACTGGCTTTCACGCTCAAGCGGATTTGGCCCAGTTGTGAGGAATTGGTACAGCGGGTATTCGCCGCCTTCGATGTGGATGTACTCATGCCCCGGCGTGATCTTCACCCGGATCGTGGCCCCGTCGACTTGGTACGCCTGGCTGGCGTAGGACGACCCCAGCTTCTTGAGCTTGGCAACACAGGACCGTGCGAAAGGCAGGTACTGTTCACCGCCTTGAATGATCCGGTGTTCCATTTAGTTACTTGCCGACAGGTAAAAAGAAGGCGGCATATCTGGCACGGGCGGTAAGCCGGCGATCCACCTCATGGAGTTGATCTTCGCGCGTGGGTAGTCTGGCCATTTCGCTGCACCGCCTACCGACGGTATCCAGTCGTACGCCTCTGTATTGCATACCGCGGCCCCCTTAGAAGTCAGCATCGGGTACACAAGGTACTGGAACCCAAAGCACCCTTCGGCTGGAAGATTGAGGCGGCGAAAAGCATGCGTCCTGCAAACAATGCCGTGGTGCATGTATCTCGCAGACTTGCCCCTGATGCGCTCTCTTGCGGTACCGATATCAAAACCGAATTCTTGCATAGTCATACAAAGCTCAGCCATACAGAGTTCGAACTCCGGTAAAAGCAGATCCGGTCCGCCGTCAACGATAGAGAAGAAATCGGTTTCGACCCTACGTGCGGCTGAAAGGCGTGCGGAATACAGCGCTGCATGCGTCGGCCCAGACAGCGGGACTTTCAGGAAAGTTCCTATGTCTGGGACGCGCTGGATGTCATTACCCAGCAGAAGTAGTGTCAAGTCCGAACTCATTCGTACGCTCGTAGTTAGTCCATCTCGGGACCATTTCCCTGTAGATGGTGCCCTCGTAATGGTTCGCGAACGTACTGCCGTAGTCGATACCTCGGTCAGGGTCGTAAGGTGCTGACGCAACCATGTCTATTCTTATGAACTGTAGGCCCGGACCACGTATAAACATCGACCCAGTTACCGGCTGGCCATATCCGACCCAACCATCTTGATCAAAGTAGCCCCACCACTCCTGGTGGAAGTACTCCCAGGATCGCCACCCACCAGGCCTCAACTGCGTCGTAAATGTAAAGGTGGTGTCTGTTCCGACCCATTCAAACGGAGGTGGAGATGTGTTTGAAGACGGTTGAAAAGACACTAACCTCCCGAACTCGTCACGCACCACGTCGACGGGGCTGATGCTGGTTGCCCAATTGGCGCCACCATACGGTATGGGTTCACCGTTCGTGCCCAGATTTTTCTCGGTGTACCGAGCGCCGATTACTGCTGCGGCGTCTCCGAGTTCGAGGAAGTAATCAGATAGCCACCACTCGGTAGTCATATCTCTGTGTTCTCAGTGGTTCAGATTACAGCGTCGGCAGCGTGATGCTGTAGAAGTCCAGCGTCTGCACCGCGCCGTTGGCCAGCACCACGCTGGTCAGGTTGAGTTCAGCGCCCGAGACGGCGATGCTGCCTTGGACGCGAGCTTCTGTGGCCGACGCCGCGCCCGTGTCGCCCACCGCGACATGCCGGTAGTAGGTTGCGGTGCCTGCAGCCACGTTCGTGCCCTGCCACACCTCGGCTGCCGTCTTCTGGATGACGCCGTTTGAGGCCACGTCCATCGTCAGGCCAGCCACGCCGTTTCTGATCGTGGTGAGCAGCGTGCCTGCGGCTGCGCCATCGGCCGTAGCGGGCTCCGTGCCCGAGTAGATGTTGATGACGCCGCCGGCGAGCGCATCGCGCAGCGACTGAGTACCGAGCATTTTGGTCCGCAGACCGGTGGAAGTTTTCAGCATGGTGCTTCTCCTTTATTGAGCGGGTTGGGTCCAAACGAACGAATCAATCGTGCTGGGCGCACCGACCGCGATCGCGATGTTTGACAGGTTGAGGTCAGCTCCGGAGACGGCGATGGAGCCGTCCGCTCGTGGCAGCGTGGTGCTCAGTGAGTCGTTGTCGAGTGCATTGGCTTTGAGACGGAACCAGCCGGCGGTACCGTTGGCGATCCCTGTGAAGCTCCACACACCGGTTTTGCTGACCGCGCCTGCGCTTGGAGCTGCGAACGTCAGGCCGTTGCCGGGCAGGCCAGGGGTAAACGCGCCAGAGTTCAGCGTGACCGTGCCCAAGAGTGCGCCGGTCGGCGCCGCGTCGGCACTGGCGGGCTGCGAACCAGTGCGGATTTCGATGATGCCGTTGGCGAAAGTGGTGGCAAAGCCGGTGCTGCCTGCGAGGTTGTTTCGCAAGCCGGTTGAGAGGCGGACGGTCATTTTTTGTGCTCCTTAAAGCGCGTTGAAAGGGCTCCCGCCCTGTTGAAGAACAGATAGGTAGCGCTTCTGGCCACCGCTTTGCACGAGGCACCCGACAGCGCGGACGCCGGGGGCGAGACTGACGTTTTCTTCGGTCAGATTGGTGAACGGCAGGGCGGCGCACACGCCGCGCTTGCTCCAGAACAGCAGGCGCTTGCCGTCGCGTGCCCAGTGCTGGCCGGCCACCACGCCGTAGTCGGCAAGTTGCGTCAGGCGCTCGGTGTCGTAGGCGTAGATTTTTGAGTCGGTGCCGATCACCAGCGCGTCGCTGTGCGGGGCAAGCATGTGAGCCCGGCCCGGTACGATCAGGAAGTTGCTGTCCAGATTGAACAGGTGGTAGCCCAGAGGCTCGCTGAACCAGATCACGGTCTGATCCTCGCCGGCCAGCCACTGTGCGGCGTACATGCGCCCACGCCAGTGCTGGATCACATCGGTGTCGACGGGGAGCGTGTCGTACAGCACCCTGCGGTTGGTGCCGTCAGCGTCCTTAAAGCCTGCACCGTCCGACACGGGGGCACCACGCCACACGGCGACAGAATGGTCTGGGGCGATCACGCCTGAGTCGGTGCCGTTGTTGAAGTACACGAGGCCGTTAACTTCTGTCCAGAACAGCGGTTTGTCGGACGCCAGGGCGTGCACCGCCCGCCCGTCGATTGTCTGGATTTGCGAGGCGGTGGCCAGATACGCGCGGGTGAAGCCCAGCGTGTTGTAAGCGCTCGTGAACGCGCCAGCACGCTCGAGCGTGTAGCCCTCGCGCTTGGTCAACGCGCCAGTGTCAGTCACGTTGAGGTTGTCAGCCTGCGTGAGCCATCCCATGTCCAGACGCATCGGGTCTGAAACATTGTTAAGGCCTTTGAACGCTGAGAGTTTCATCGTGCCGCATTCTAACTTAGAGCTTAGATTAAAGGGTGCGCCACAGGTGGACCAAACTATCTCCTGTGGCGCGGCAGGGGGTTGGATAGCAGTCATGAATCCTGCAAACAGCGCCCACCCCCTGCTGGGGCATCCGCCGTTGTCGGTCGGCCTAAACTACTTGTCCAGGGCGTCTAGGTTCTTGTTCAGGGCGTGAGCAGCAGCCGATGCTGTCGCTGCCTCTCCCGCGAATCGAGCAACGTCTGCTCGGCATCGCTCAAGATTTCCGTCGGTAGCCTGGGCATATCGACGGAGACTCTCGGCACTGGCGGCGGCGGCTCGACGCTCAAAATCGGCTTGTTCGCGCACCCACTGATCAGCAGCAGCGCGCTGGCGAGCAGCGAAACTGGCCACAGTTTTTTGACTGGTCTTGAGGTCATCGTTGAGTCCGTTCACTACGCCGATCAGGCGGGAAGTTTCAGCCATCTGTTCGCGGAGGCGGTCAGTCTGCTGCTCGCGCAGTTCGGTCACGGCCCGGTCGTACCCGGTTTGGATCAGGTGCGCGCGGTAAGCCCAGGCGCCCGCCCCCACCGCCACGACGAGCGCGGCTGAGGCCGTGTAGCGGTTGAGTAGCAGGGCGGCGATCATTGCGCGTCCTTCTGGTTCTTGTCGTCGATGGTGGCCCAGCCGTAATAGCTGGCCACCACGCCGGTGACGAACACGTAGAAGGCCCCGGCCACCGAGCCCAGCTGATCGGAGTCCGACCACAGCAGCAGCAACGGAAACAGCAGCCCAGCCACCAGCGCCAGCCAGGCCATTCGGCGACGGTTTTTCCAGCGGTCGGTCGGTGTCATTGGTACTCCCAGATGACACGTCCAGGCAGGCCGGGGCCACCGATGCCGAGATGCACAAAGCCCTTGGCGATGCCGATACGGTCAATACCGTGCTTCAGCGCAAGCTCAACCAGGCGGAACCTATCGGCGCTGTTGATGCAGGCCGCGTCGGCGCATGTCCCCTGGGTGTGCTCGCCCATGGAGTGGCCCTTGCGCGCCTCCACCGGGTGCGAGGGGTGGCGGTAGCCGCTGGTGATCCGCATCGGCTTGCCATACTCTGCCCGGATCGCCTGTAGCACGCGCATGAACTCGTGCTTCATCTCGTTCTTGCCGGTGTGCCGGCAATCGAACTCGCCAGCGGTGAAGTCCGGGTACTCGGACCAGCGGGCGGGGCTCATAGGCGGACGAACCCCACGAATTCGAACACGAGCATCGCCATCGCGCCCACGACAAACAGCACGGCGCGGTCGACCCACAGGCTGGTGCGCGTCATCTGGGGTGCATTGACTTCCAGGATGCTGATGCGCGTCTCCATGCGGTCCAGCTTGCCGTTGACTTGGGTCACGAGCATGTTGGTGTTGCCTTGACGCTCCTCGATCAGCGCCATTTTGGCGATGGCGTCGGCCATTTTGTTCATGGAGCCGCGCACGTCGCGCACATCGTCGTGCAGCGCGCCGAGGCGGAATTCGAGGTTTTTGACGATGTGGTGTTCTTCGATCACTGGTCTGTCCTTGTTAGAGCTTAGACTATCGGAGAAAGCTCAGTCTTCTTTCACCCGGATGCGGATTTCCACTTCCTTGACCCGCCCGCCCGTGGTGGTCACGCGGGCGGTGATCTTGTAGGTCATGCCGGTCGTGCCGCCAGAGAGCCACACCTTGGCGACCCCGTTGGCAAACTCGCTGCTCACGACCGTGATGCCGGTGTCCGCCTGAACCGCCAGCGACAGCCCGATGTCGCTGAACCCGGCGAGCCACTCGGTGAAGTCGATGTCGTAGTCCTGCACGTCGGCGGGCTGTTTTTGGAAGGTTTCGAGGATCGGCATGGGTTACTCCAGCGGCAGTGAAGTCGCGGTTTCAGGGGCGTCCAGTCGGACGGTGTTTTCTTGCTGCGGGACGATCACGCGCGTGACAGATGCGCTCAGCGATGCCATGTTCATACCCACCGGAACCATCACGCGGTAAGCAGACGGTTTGGTGATGCCGTCAACCGACCACGTACCGACGAAGAAGCTGGTGGCGTAGCCGTAGACACTCCATGCGCTGGTCTGCTCTGTAGCTGCAAAGTTGCGGAC